ATATTTTAAGCATATTGGTACATGTATTTTGTCAGAATATGTATACGAATATGCAAATAAATATTTTTTTGCACTTTTGCGTATTGGTGTATGTATTATTCAGAATATGTATACCAGTATGCAAATGGGTTATTTTTAAAAATATATATTTTAAATTTTTTTTATAAAAAGTTTTGATATTTTAAGCATATTGGTACATGTATTTTGTCAGAATATGTATACGAATATGCAAATAAATATTTTTTTGCACTTTTGCGTATTGGTGTATGTATTATTCAGAATATGTATACCAGTATGCAAATGAATAAAATAGGGTTTTTTAGATTTTTTAATATTTTTTTTTAATATTTTTTTTTACAATAAAATAAATATTAATATTTATTTACAATATTTATACAATATTATATTTAAAAATTATAATTATAAAATACTATTTTTTTAAAATATTTATATAAAAAAATAAAAAATAAATTTTGTACAATAACAAAGAATAAATCTAGCACACAATTTTAAAATATATTTTATTGATAATTGTTTGCTAGATTTTTATTGTAAAAAAAATAATAAAAAATATAGATTTAATGTATAAATAATCAATAAATCTAGCACACAATTTTAGCAGACAATTTAGCAGACAATTTAGCAGACAATTTCAAAAAACACGTTTTAAATATTTAAAAAATAAAATTGGGAAAATTTTTTTTTATTTTTCGAAATTTTTTTTTTCAAATATTTAAAACGTGTTTTTTGAAATTGTCTGCTAAATTGTCTGCTAAATTGTCTGCTAAAATTGTGTGCTAGATTTATTGATTATTTATACATTAAATCCATATTTTTTATTATTTTTTTTACAATAAAAATCTAGCAAACAATTATCAATAAAATATATTTTAAAATTGTGTGCTAGATTTATTGTTTCTTATTGTACAAAATTTATTACTATTTTATAAATAAAATATTATTAAAATATATAAAATATTGATATAAAATAATATAATATATATTATATTATGCCAAAATATCAATGCTTAAAATGTAATTATAATACTTTATCTAAAACTTCAATGTATAAACATTTTTCTCGAATAAAAAAGTGTTCTAGAAATGTTGATTCATTAAATTATACAGATGATGAAATTATAAAATATTCACTTATTCCATTATCAGAACATTATAAAATATCAAAAAATATAAATGAAAATAAAACATATAATGCATATAAATCTGTTGAAGAATATATTGAAGAATTAAAAGATATTTACAATAATTCAAGAAAAAAATGTAACTATTGTAATAAACATTTTGATAAATATAAAGATTTAGAATATCATTTATATGAATGTATATATATAACCAAAAAAATATCTAATAATGATAAAAACATTATTGTTGATAATTCTATACATACAATAAATAATACAAATACAAATACAAATACAAATATATATAATAATAATATAAATATAAATATACATTTACCAAATAAATCACTTGTATCATTTAATGATCTTTGGAACATTGATCATTTAGATAAAAATACTAAAACTCTTTTATTTATGAGTACGGTTAAATATACAAAAACATTAGAATATATATTGAAAAATGACCTTAATAAAAATGTTTTATTAGATGAAGAATCAAAAACAGGTATAGTATATAAAGGTGATGAAAAATCATTCGAAAAAATGAAATTAGAAGATATTATTGATGAATCTGTGGAAAAAATATATAATCATTTAAAAGAATTTCATAAAGAATTAAAAGATAAAAATGATATAGAATTCAATTTAGACAATGATAGTATAAAAATGAATTTAAAAATTACCGAAAATAAATTTAATGATTATAACTCAAATGAAAAAATAAAAAAAGATGTTTCACATATTATATCTTCTATTTATAATCAACATAAAGATGATGCAAAAGATATATATAAATTAATATCATTACATAAAGATTTAAAAGAAATCCAATTTTAATTAAAGTTTATTGGTAATTTATCTGTTACAAAATATGCTTCTCCATCTAAATTCCATGAAATTACAAGTGTAATAATTTCAACACCTGTTTTAATAGCTTCATAAAAAACCTTTCTATAAATAGGATCAATAAGTGATGGTTGAAAAGAAGATACATCATTACGTTGTATAACATAACACATAATAGTTCTTATATTTTCATCTGTTTTTTTTAAATATGTTAATTCTTTTATGTGTTTTAATGCACGAGGACTTATTGTATCACTAACTTTTTTTCTGTATCCATCTGGAAAATATGCAATTTTAGTATTATATATTTTATCATCATAATTCTTTTTTTTTCGTTCTTTAGATGTAATATCTTCATAATCGGCAAGAGGAACATTTTTTACTTCTAATATAAATTTTTTACCATTTTCATCCATTCCTGAAAAATCAAATCTTGAATCTACATAATTTTCAATAAAAATTTTTGTTTCTGCTTTAAGATTTTTGATATTTTTCAATAATGATAAACAATTGTTTTTAATAGCACTATATACTAATTTTTCACCAAGTTTCGGATGGATACCAATAATAATTTTTTCATTTTTCTCTTCTAAAATAGATAGATAAACTGTATAATTACATTTTATTTTTTGTTTAGAAGATGATAATGACATTAAAATAGTTGCATTATTATCAGCTAATCCACAACAACCTAATGAAGGACAATGTCCTAAAATAGTTTCATCATTTTTATTATTTTTAATATCTGCAACATATGGTGATTTAATTATTTTTGAAGGACGTTTTATGATAGTTCCTTCAACTAAATTATCTAATTTTAAAAGTAAAATTTTATGATCCATTTTTATATATTTATTCAATAAATATATAAAAAATATGTAAAGATATATAATTTTCAATTTTTTATATTAAAATAAAATTGATTATTATTTTAATATAAAAAATTTAATATTACTATTTATATTAAAAATTATGTTGTTAGGATTATGCATTAAAAAAGATGATATCTATCATTATTGTAAACCATTTATATTAAATTATGATGATAAAAATTATTTTATTGGTCAAATAATTAGAGATGTTGATTTTTCATTATTTATTAATTTAAATGATATATATGAATTGAGTATTATTGTTTATCCAGACAAAAATTCATATTATTATGCAAATAAAAATAATTTAAACGTGAATACTTTTCATGTATTAACAAAATCTATATTTGTGATAGAAAATATTGAAAATATACAAAAAATAGATTTATCCAAAAAAGGAATAATAAAAAAAAATATTAATGAGACATATGATGTTACTATTGAATTTAATATTATGCTTACAAATAATATTAATTTTATATTATCAACCCCTTTCATAAAGGGTCATTGTAATTATTTAAAATATACTCCATAAAAATATTTTTATATAAACTATAAATTTACACATCCGTTACCAATGTTAGAAACTTATTAATATATTATTTAAAAATAAGATAATAAAATAAGATAATATATTTAATAAATATGATTAAAAATTTTATTTTATTTTTTAGAATAATATTGATAAAATATATATTTGTTAAAGGATTATAAATTATTATTTTATAAAATAATTATATAATAATTAGGTAATAAAAAATGAGATTTTAAAATCATTTCAGGTGTAATAATAATTTTTAAACAAATGCCCATAATTCATCTTGATTAATATTATTAATATCACAATCTTTAACAACTAAATATCTTCTAGGTGTATTTGTCATACATTCTGTATCATTACAATTTGGTATATTTGTTGTTAATACATTTACTTCTGGTTTTGTTAATCCAATACATTTTAATTTTTGATTTGTTGATGATGTTGTAGATACTATTCTATTTGAATTATCCCATGTCCATTTTTGATTCGGAGAATCTTCACATGAAGACATATATAATTTTTCTTGTGTTGCATCCATTGTTAAACATGTATCATCATATCTATTTTTAATATTATTATCAATATCTAACTGCCAATTTTGAAAAGATCCAAATGGTGAAACATTATCCATAAATGATAAACTTGATGTTGGACTTGTTCCTTTTGTACGCGTTACTACATATTGTGGTAATAAAAAATTTTTATTACTTTCAGAATTATCATTAAAACTTCCACTTTTATTGATTAATCTTCCAGATGCTACTAATTTTGTTCCAGCGGGTCCTTGTGGTCCCTGTGGTCCAATCGGTCCTATTAAAAGAGGACTTTGTGTTGAAATTAATGTTTTTAATTGACTTTGACTAATAGATGTAATCATATTTTTAACTTGATTTATTTGTGCATCATTTAATAATGCATTTTCTGATGCAAGTGTATCTTTATCTGTTGTCCATTCATCAGATGCAAAACTTTCAATATTATTATTTTTTTTAGTTATAAGTAGTAATAATAATATTATAAATAATATTAGTAATATAATACAAATTAAATTATTACTCATATATTTATTACTCATATATAATAAATTATATTTTTATTTATTAAAATAAATATATTCATAAAATAAATATACTAACAAATAATAACAATTTTAAATATTATTTATAAATGCGAAATAAAATATGAATAAAAATAAAAAATATAGAATAATAATAAATATAAATAATGAACCTAAATTAAAATATGATGAAATCATTTTATAATATATATAAATATTTTTATATTTCATTCATAATTAAATCACCCCATAATTCTTTTGTTATACTTAAATAATAATTTATATTTTTTTCTGAACTAACTTTCTTTTTTATTTCTGGAAAAAAATATTTTTTTTCCATTTTAATTTTATTATTATATTTAATATTTTTTTTTGAATTACACAACCATTGAGGATGACCAATTTCTTTACATATTTTACATATTATAGTTGGACATTTATCTATATAATGAGTTTTAAGATGACAATATTTACAATTCATTTATTAATTTAATAATTAATATTTAATATTTTTTTATATAAAAATTTAATTTAAAATATTAATTAATTAATTAATTAATTAATTAATGAATAAAGATTTAAAAGAATATAAAAAAATTTTAAATAATTCTATATCATATACTATTAATAAAACAATGAATATTTATGATAATAAATTAGATAGTATATTAAATAATAATAACTTATTATTAAATTTAATAGATTCTTTAATACAAAAAATAGATCATTTAGAAAATTTAGTATTAAATTTAAAAAACAATAATATATTAACTAATTCTTTAGAAAATTCATTTGAAGATCTATCTAAATATCTATCTAAAGATCTATCTAAAGATCTATCTAAAGATCTATCTAAAGATCTATCTAAAGATCTATCTAAAGATCTATCTAAAGATCTATCTAAAGATCTATCTAAAGATCTATCTAAAGATGTATCTAAAGATCTATCTAAAGATGTATCTAAAGATGTATCTAAAGATCTATCTAAAGATCTATCTAAAGATCTATCTAAAGATGTATCTAAAGATGTATCTAAAGATGTATCTA